AGTTTGTTAAGCGCCAGCAGGAGCTTAAGGCAAACCTGACCATGCAGATCCGCGAAGTCATTGACGGTGCTGAATCTGAGGGTCGTGGCCTTGATGCTGCTGAGCTACAAAAAATTGACCGCATTGAAGCTGATATTGATTCTGCCGCACGCAGCATTGAAACAGCTTCCAAGAACGAAGAACGAGCAGCTGAAGTTGCTTTGGCTTCTCGCGGTTTTGAAGTTATTGAAGAAGCTCGCGGAGATGTTGAAGTATTCCGCTCAATGGCTCGTGGTGAGATTCGTTCGCACACTTTCGCTGCTTCTGAAAGCCGCGCACTTGTTGCTTCGGCTAACACTGTTCCTGTCAACTTCCTTGACCGCGTTTATGCGCTGGCTAAGCTTGTTGGCCCTTACCTTGAAACTTCTGAGGTATTCACCAGGGACAACGGTGCAGATTTGCGTATCCCCGTTATGTCGGGTTACAGCACTGCTTCTGAAACCACTGAAGGTTCGGCAATTTCCGAATCTAACCCAACTTATACCTCCATTCTTATCAACCCAGCTAAGCAGGCTTTCATCAGCCAGTTGAGCAACGAGTTGGTAATGGATGCCGGTTTTGACGTAGAGGCTAACCTTAGCGAGCAGGCCGGTATCGCAATCGGAACCCGCGCAAATGCGCTGATCCACACTGCTGTTACCGCTGTTGCTGGCTCTGGTGTTACCGCTGGAACCACTAACGCCTTCACCGCCGATGACCTCATTTCGCTGGCCTACTCGGTTGACGGAATGGCACGCATGCTGCCTGGTGCTGGCTACATGGCTAACACTTCGACTGTTGGTGCAATCCGGCGTTTGAAGGATGGAAATGGATCATATGTACTGAATCCAGTTGTCGGTGGGCCCGATACTATCCTTGGAATGCCAATCTACGAGAACCCTGCTGTGGCTGACATTGCTACCGGCGCAAAGGCAGTGTTGTTCGGACACTGGCCTTCTGTGAAGGTTGCTACGACTGGCCTCGAGGTGTCTGTTTCGACTGACGCTTACTTCGCCAACGATGTCACAGGTTACCGCTTCGTTTATCGCATTGGTGCTGGCGTTGCTAATGGCGCAGCCCACATCAAGTACTTGGCTCTTGCATAAGGTCTAAGTTCATAGGCTGAAAGCCCTCGCTGTGTTGTAGGTTTCACAGCGGGGGTTTTCGCTATTATGGGGGCATGTCTACAGAGAAACTAAATGGTCTTATTGCTTTAGCATCGAACTCTCCTGGAGCGCCAACGGGGTATGGACAGCAGGCGGAACACTTGGTCAACAGTTTGGTCCAGCATGGTATCAAGACCGCCATTTTGTCTAACTATGGTCTTGAGGGTGGAATGTCTACCTATAAGACAAAACATGGCGATGCGGCGCACTATCCGCGCGGTGTGACACCTTATTCGGCGGATGTGTTTACTCCTTGGTTCAATCATTTCAGCGCCCAACATCCTGGTGTTCCTGGCGCAATCATGACTCTTTATGATGTGTGGGTTTACAACGCATGGAAGGATGACATCCCTGTCATTTCGTGGGTGCCTCTGGATCATGTGACGATGCCTCCAATGGTTGCTTCTTTTCTGAAGCGCGACAATGTGACTCCTGTTGCGATGTCACCGTTTGGGCAACGACAAATGGAGGCTGTTGGTATTGATAGCACTTATGTCCCTCACGCTATCGACACAAAGGTCTATCAGAAGACACTGAAGATTGATAGGGGTGATGGGGAGAAGGTTCCCACGCGAGAGTTTATGGGTATTCCGGAGGATACGTTCCTGGTGGGTATGGTGGCAGCGAATAAGGCTAATGGGATTATCCATCGCAAGGCTTATGGCGAAAATCTGCTGTCGTTTGCCATGTTTCATGAAAAGTTCCCTAACTCTCACTTGTATATTCATGCTGACCCGTCACCGAGCACCGGCGGGTTTGATTTGAAAGTATTATTGAAAGCTTCGGGTGTAAAACCGGATTCTGTGACTATTGCCAATAGTGATAAGTTGCGCACTGGTTATTCGCGTGAGGAGTTAGCAGCGCTGTACACAACTTTTGATGTGCTTTTAGCAACCTCATATGGAGAAGGCTTCGGCGTTCCCACTATGGAGGCACAGGCCTGTGGCACAAGGGTTATTGGTTCAGGGTGGGCCGCAACACTAGATCTAGTGTCTGATGATGGCTGGTTGTGCGAGGGCTCCGCATTTTGGGATGAACCGCAAAAAGCCTTTTTTCAGATTCCTCAGATTGGTTCGATTGTTGCAGCTTTGGAGCAGGCGTACAACGCTGAGCGCGGATATTCTGCGACTGCTCGCAACTTTGCCCTGGACTTCGACATTCCGAAGGTCTTTGACAAGTATTGGATGCCTTTTTTGAGAGGATACTTCGGTGCTCCTTGAGGAACTGCGCGGCAGGCATGAGGGTGAAACTATTTGGGTGCTTGGCTCCGGCCCATCACTGAACTTTATTGATCCGAGTTTCTTTGCCGATAAGACTGTGGTGAGTACTAACTTCAGTGCAAACACTATCGGGGTAACACCTGAGTACATGTTTAGTCATTATCATTCTGTTTCGCAGAAAATGATGGAGCACTCTGGAACGGTTGTCACTTTGGGTTGCGACACTGTGAGTCAACAGGCTTGGCAGGGCGAGAAGCCTAACAATCTTTGCCTGGTGGAATTGGACAACTATCAGCCACCTGGATCTAACTGGAATCCGCTAACATCACACAAACCTGGGACTGGAACGCTCGCATACGGTTCTAGCAGCTTGCATGGCGCAATGCACTTAGCAGCACACCTGGGTGCTTCTCACCTAATGCTCGCGGGCGCAGACTGTGGCACTCTTGATGGTGAGCATAGGGTGAAGGGCTACCCTGATGGTCACAAACTCTGGGAGCTGTACAACAGGCACCATAAGCTGATGAAGGATTATCTGCAGCAGGAATATGGCGTAACAACCTATTCACTCAATCCCTTCATCAACTTGAACCTCGAGGGGCACACTTTTGGTGGGGTGTGATGCTTGAGAACCTGATCGTGCCGGTGCTGAACCGTTATGACCTGCTAGAGCGCATGATTGCCAGCATCGACTACCCAATCAAGCATTTGCTAATCATTGACAACGGTGCGAGCGCTGTGCTGGAAGATATTGATGTTGATGTCCCCGATGTGGTCGAGATGACTACTTATTTGCCTATGCCTGCAAATCTTGGGGTTGCGGCGTCATGGAATCTGGGCATCAAATCGTTTCCGTACGATAATCGCTGGTTTTTTGCCTCCAACGATGTGGTGTTTGGCCCAGGTGCCCTTGAGAGGCTCTCAGAGGCCCGTAGCGAGGATATAACCCTTTGCGGGCTGGCACCTTTCTGGCAGGTCTTTTCGCTCGGCTACAAGGCCATTCAGAGGGTGGGTTTGGCTGACGAAGGATTTTTTCCAGCATATTTTGAAGATAACGATCTTGAGCGCAGGGCTGACCATGCAGGTGTGACTGTTCGGAAAATTGATATGGATGTTGCGCATGACAACAGTTCCACGCTGAGGTCTGATTCACATTTTGTGAGAAGGAACTCAGACACATTTTTGAACAACCGCGACTATTATGCGAACAAATGTTCGACTAACGATTTCACTGCTGGCGGTTGGTCTGTGGAGCGCCGCAGACTGAACGGCTGGGAGGCCAACCGGTAGAATGGAATCTGGAGGCTTTTCATGGCAATGACCAACCCTTACTGTTCGCTGGCGGATATAAAAGCGGCAGCTCGCATCACAGATAGCATTGACGATACGTTATTAGAGATTTCGATTGAATCCAGCTCGCGCGACATTGATGCTTATTGCGAGCGCGTGTTTTATTCATCAGGTGGTACCGCAATTTCCCGCGTGTATGTCCCCCAAGATTCTTTCGTTGTACAAACCGATGACATTATCTCTGTCACAAACATCAAGTCAGATAGCAACGGTGACGGCACCTTCGACCAGACTTGGGCCGGAACCGATTATCAGCTGGAGCCTCTGAATGGGCTAGCCGGTGGGATTGACACACCCGCGACAAGGATTCGGGCTATAGGACAGTTTCTCTGGCCCGTGTATGAGCCTCGCAATGTTGATGCAGATCAGGCGAGCGTACAGGTCACTGGTGTATTTGGTTTCGCTTCCATTCCTATTGCTATTAGGCAAGCAACAATCCTTTCCGCTCTCAGGGCGTACAAGCGCTATGAAAGTCCTACTGGTGTCTTGGGCTTCTCAGACGTTGGAGTGGTCAGAATCGGAAGGCTAGATCCCGATGTGGAGCGCCTCGTTTCGCCTTACCGCAAAGTGAGGATGGGGTGAGCATCAATGGGATGCGCACGGCCCTAGCTGACAACCTGGGCACAATTTCTGGGATTCGCACTTATGCTGACATTCCAGATAACCCTGCAATGCCTGCTGCTGTGGTGCAACTAAGGTCTGTTTCTTACGATCAGGCTTTTGGTCAGGGAATGGCAGAATACAGTTTTATTGTTACTGTCATTTTTGGCAGGATTGCTACCAGCTCCGCGCAACGAAACATGGATGCGCTTATCTCTACAGGCACAGGCTCTTTGAAAAGCGCTGTGGAGGTAGATAGGACCCTTGACGGTTATGCCTACGACACAAGGGTTACGGAGATGACAGACATCACCTCCGTTACAATAGGAGATATAACTTATCTTTCAGCGGATTTCGCTGTGAGTGTGTTCGCACAATAAGGAGAAAACTGTGGCAAAGTTTGTCGCTACTAACTACAACATCAAAATCAACGGCGTTGACTTCAGCTCTGCTATTGCCGCAGTTACGATGGATATCAGTGCAGCCGAGCAGGAAGTCACTGCCTTTGGCAACACCTTTGTTCAGCGTATTGCTGGCCTAAAGGATGCTTCGGTTTCGCTTGACTTCCACCAGGACTTCGGCGCTGCTGCTGTGGATGCTACATTGTTCCCGCTTCTGGGATCGCAGGCAACTGTGACTGTTATCCCTGCTGGTTCTGTCGTGTCGAGTACAAATCCCTCATATTCTGGGGTCTTTTTGTGCACCGAGTACAGCCCCTACAGCTCCTCGATTGGGGATTTAGCCACACTGTCAGTTTCCTGGCCCTTGGCTAACGGAACAATCACCAGAGGCACTGCGTAAACAATGAATCCAATAAACCTACGAGTCGATTTCCTTGACGGTACTTCCGCCGAGGTTGTCGCTATTGCTGCAGACCTGATTGCTTTTGAAACACACTTCAATTTGAGTGTGGCTCGCCTTGAAAAAGAAATCAGACTCACCCACTTGTTCTTCATGGCCTGGAGTGTGCTTCACCGCACAAAACTGACCACTGAAGGGTTCGACAAGTGGGTTGAGTCTGTTTCTATGGTGTCTGAGGCTTCACCAAAAAAATAGAGGGGCTAGGAGAATCTAGCCTCCATTGGGAGATTGCAGCTCTCGCTGTTGAAACTGGGATTAGCCCTCGTGAGCTGATACAGCTTGAGCCGCGAATGTTGTGGACTATGGCTCGCTATATTGTTGCGCGCTCTCAGGCCCAGGGTGGCAAGCGTGGTCGCCGGTAGAATAGAGGTATTATGGCGCAACAAATCAAAGCTGGCGGTCTTCCTGGGTTTGTTGTTAGTGCCGAGAATCTTCAGGTTGTTTTGAAAGAGCTGAAAGCTCTAGAACCTAGCCTTCGCAAAGAGCTTGTGGCGGAGATGAAGCGCGACCTACAACCTGTTGGCAAAAATCTATTGTCGAAGATTCCAGGCCCTGCACCTTTGAGCGGTTTTTCTTCGACAAAAGGTGAATCCCCGTATATTTGGCGAAAGCCTCGGATGGTTGTGAAGACTCCATTTGCTAAGCGCGCGAAGAAACCTGGAACTTTTCCTGTTGTGTCTATCCAATTCAATGACCGTAGACCTAACGCGGGATTGTCTATTTTGGAACTCGCGGGTAGTGCGAACATTGGAAAAGACAAGGGTGGCTTGACTCAGCGCGGGCGCAACATGATAAAGGGTCTTAACACTGCTGGCTTCACAGTAAAGAATGGCTTGGGCCGTTTTGTTATTCCTGAGTTCAAGGAGAAGCAGGCCGAGGTTACAAGAATTGCGGTGGGTATTTTGGAGAGTTACGCAGCCAAGGTGAACCGGAGGCTCAAGTGAGTATTAATCTTCCTATTGTTTCAAAGTTTGATCCGAAGGGTTTACGGCAGGCACAGGATGGTCTGAAGGCTTTTGGAGAAAGCTCTAAAAGCGTTGCTTCAACTGCTGCAAAAGCATTTGGCGCGGTAAGCATCGCTGCGGGGGCAGCAGCGACAGGGCTCATTATCTCCTCCGTCAAAGCTTTCGGTGAACTAGAGCAAAATCTAGGCGGTTCAGAAGCCGTATTTGGCAAGTATGCTTTCGATCTTCAAGATACTGCGATGGCGGCCTTCAAAAACATGGGTATATCCCAATCTGAATATCTGGCTACTGCTAACAAGATGGGTTCTTTGTTCCAGGGGTCGGGAATTGAGCAGGTCAAAGCTCTTGATATGACAGAAGAAGCTATGCAGCGTGCTGCTGACATGGCTTCTGTTATGGGTATTGACATGAGCGTGGCGATGGAGTCAGTTGCGGGAGCCGCTAAGGGCAACTTCACCATGATGGATAACCTTGGTGTGGCTATGAACGCGACCTCGATTGAGGCTTATGCGGCAAGCCAGGGGATGACCGATTTCTCTTTCGCAACTGCGAGTTCTGCCGAGAAAGCAGAAATGGCGATGCAGATGTTCTTGGATCGCACCCAACAATATGCGGGAAACTTTGCTCGTGAATCGACTGAAACGATTTCTGGTTCGCTGGGAATGTTGCAGGCTTCTGCAAGCGATCTGCTCGCGGGCTTAGGTAACGTTGATGCTGATATTCAACAGATGGGCGTCAATGTTGTGGAAGCATTTGACGCTGTTATCAAGAATGTTGTTCCAATCATCGAAAATATCGCTGACGCTTTGCCCTGGGCAATTCAAAGTATGGTCGAAAGCGCTCAACCGCTCATCGAATCCCTTACTGAAGTGATAGTTGGTCTTATACCGACAATTATTGATGCTGGTATTGGTTTGATAGAAGCCTTGTTGCAAGGAATCATGCAAGCCTTACCCGACCTAATCAGCGTGCTGCCGGAAGTTGTGCTTTCTATGGCAGAGGCGATTTCAGATTTGCTTCCAATGCTTATTGAGGCTGGTGTGGAGGCAATTCTCGCGTTATCGGATGGCATATTGAATACTGTGCCTATGCTGATTCCGCTTTTGGTGGATGGGTTGTTGAAAGCGATTGATGCGCTGATTGGAGCGCTCCCTGACTTGCTCTATGCGGGCATTTCTATCATTATTGCGCTGCTTGACGGGCTTTCAACCGCTATGCCGATGCTGATGGAGGCTTTGCCTGGAATTATTGATGCCTTATTAGAGTTCTTGATTGATGCGCTACCCGAAATCATAGACATCGGGCTGAGGTTGTTCCTTGCTCTTGTTGGCGCATTGCCTCAGATAATCACAGGCATTGTGGGTGTTCTTCCTGAAATCATTGGCGGGCTTATCGGAGCTATTTTGAGTGCTTTGCCGTTACTTATCGATGCGGGCATAGAGTTGTTTTTGGCTATCGTGGGAGCATTGCCGGAGATTATTGTCGGCATTGTCGGTGCGATTCCTCAAATTATCACCAGTATTCTGGTCGCGGTTTTGGACTCGCTTCCCATGTTGATTGAGGCTGGATTGAAGCTGTTTGTTGCGCTTATTGGTGCATTGCCAGAAATAATAGTTGCGATTGTCGGTGCGATTCCCGAAATTATTACTGCCATTGTTGGTGCAATTATAGAATCTGTACCACAACTTATTGCTGCCGGTAGTGACCTAATTAAGGGTCTTTGGCAGGGTATCAAAGACATGGGTGCTTGGCTGCGAGAGAAAATCAGTGGGTTCTTTGGCGGTGTGGTGGATGACATCAAAGACTTCTTTGGTATCAGGTCACCTTCTAAAGTGTTTGCGGAAATGGGTAAAAATCTTGGGCGTGGAATGGCTGAAGGTATTGTGTCCTCCACTAAGGATGTTCAGCAGGCCATGAACGGGATGATGGCTGCTTCTTCTGGCACTGTTCCTGCGATGAACGCCACAATGAGAATGAGTTCAATGGGTGTGGGAGCTTTGGGTACTGCGGGTGGCGGAGGTGCTGGGGTCGCTGGTGGGAAACGGGTTTACAACATCAATGTCAACGCTGGGATGGGTGCTAACGGTAAGCAGCTTGGTGAGCAGATTGTGACAGCTATCAAGAGGTATGAGCGCACTTCTGGCCCTGTGTTTGCGAGCGCCTAATGGCAGTAACAGTCGAGCTCGGTTTGAGCAAAGCCTTCACCCTTGATGACCCTGTGGCTGGTGTTATCGGGTCTACAGAGTTCACTATTGGTGGTGTGGCCTGGGCTGATGTTACTGACAGGGTGCGCGGGATTAGTATTTCGCGGGGAAAGAATCGTGACCTTGACAGGTTCAATGCGGGTTCATTGAGTGTGGAGCTCAACAACACTGATAGGGCTTTCGACCCTCTCTACACTTCATCACCTTTCTACGGCAACATTGTGCCCAGGCGTGATGTGCGGGTGCTCGCTGATGGGACAGCACAATATGTGGGCAAGGTCACTGACTGGAACCTCGGCTATGACCCTTCAGGGCAATCTATTGCAGCACTTGACGCTGCTGATGCTCTCACCTTCCTAGCGCAGCAGGTACTCACTGTGGGCACTGCTGTGGAGCAAACCTCTGGTGCTCGCGTAAACGCTGTACTATCACAGGCAACTATTGACTGGCCCCTAACAGATCGTAACATTGACACTGGTGCTTCAACTTTGGGCGCTGATGTGTTTGATGGTAACGCTCTCACCTATTTGCAGAAGGTGGAGCTGTCTGAGGGCGGTTTGTTTTTCATTGATAAAGATGGGCGGGTGGCTTTCAAGGATAGGCTTTCCACACCTACTACTGACAATGTGACAGTGTTTGCTGATGATGGCACAGGTATTCCTTTTGCTCCCGCACAGGTTGAGTTTGGAACTGAGCAACTGTTCAACCAGATAACAGTGACTTCGCCTGCTGGGACTGCTACAGCTAATGGGGCATTGTCACAAACCAGGTATGGGATTTTGGAAAACTCTGTGGACACTTTGCTTTCTACGGTCACACAGGTGGAAGATTATGCTGATTTTCTTGTGGGTCGTTATGATGAGCCTGAGTATCGTTTTGCACAAATCGCTATAGACATGAGTAATCTGTCGAGCGCTCAGAAAGCTTCCATGTTTGCGTTAGACATGGCCTCGGTAATTCAAATCAAGTTCACGCCTAATGATGTGGGCGATCCTATTGAGCGTTATGGTCTTGTGATTTCTATTGGGCATGACATTAGCGCTGATGAGCACATCATGAATATCGGTGTGGGGTCATTGCAGACTTCACTATTTGTTATCGGTGACTCAGAGTTCGGTACAATAGGTGGGAGCGCTCCAGGCGTTCTCGGTTTCTAGGGGGTTTGAATTGGCTGGTGCAGGGTTCAAATCTTTTGTGAATGGCAATGTGCTTCTCGCTTCTGAAGTGAACACTTATATGATGGAGCAACAGATTATGGTGTTCGCTGGAACAGCTGCTAGGGGTAGCGCGATTAGTTCACCAAGCGAGGGCATGTTTGCTTTCTTAAAAGACACTGACACGCTCACTTATCACGATGGTTCAGATTGGCAGGATTTCTAATGGCTGCAGGCGGTTTTAAAGAGTTCGTGGCGGGGGAAACTCTTGACGAGGATGAGATCAACGATTACCTGATGCAAGGGATGTTGGTTTTCGCGGGGACAGCTGCGCGTGGGTCTGCGATTACTTCTCCTGTTGAGGGTCAGTTCACCTATCTCAAGGACAGCGACACGGTGGAGTTTTATGATTCAACGCAGTGGGTTGAATTATCCTCTGGCAACGTAATGTTCGATTATCTTGTTATTGCTGGCGGCGGGGGTGGTGGCTCATCAAACAGTGGAAACGTTCAAGCTTCAGGCGGTGGCGGTGCTGGCGGATACCGGTGTTCGGTTTCTGGCGAAAACACTGGAGGTGGCTATTCGGCAGAGGAGCCGTTGTATCTTGCCTCGGGTAGTTTTACGGTAACAGTGGGTGCAGGTGGCACTGGTGGCGCTGCGGATAACACTCCAGGGGTTATCGGTAGCCTTTCACGTTTTTCCTCAGTTGTTTC